AGTGTTCAAAGTATGAATGAACCAACTCTTAAATCTATTAAGAGAAAGAATATGAGCATCAATAAAATATCAGAACAAATTGAGAAGAGTAAAAAATATGGAGTTAAAACATATACTGAACTAATACTAGGACTTCCAGAAGAAACATTAGATTCTTGGAAAGATGGATTTGCTCAAATTCTTGAGTGTGGACAACATGATTCGATTGACGTTTGGTTCTGTCAAATGTTTGGTGACACTGATCTGAATAGTTCTTTATCGAGAGAGGTGCATGGTATCAAAACCATTAAAGCGGAAGATTATATGTCGTTCAGCAAAGAAGATTATGGTATCAAAGAAGTCATTGAATTGATTTCAGAAACTAATACAATGACTAATGATGAACTTATTGAAGCATATCTTTATGGATGGTTAGTTATTCAATTTCATATTGCTGGATATACTCAACTTGTTGCAAAACATCTCAATAGTCTTGGGATGGGGTATAGATCTTTTTATGATAAATTATTTGCTTACATAAAAAGTGATCCTGGTGTCATTGGAGATCACTACAGAGAGATCGAAAGATCGGTGTCTCACTACATGAAGACTGGCAAAATCTTAGATAAAGGTAAACATGGACACACTCTTCATGCTGCAAGTTTTGCTTTCATGTTTAGAAATAAAGAAAGTATTTTTGATATTTTATCTGATTTAAATTTGGTTACTGACGACACTTTAAAACTTCAAAGAGCATTTATCTTTGATGAAGATACTGAGTACCCATATCAAATTCAATGCAATAAAGACACTTATACAGTAGATACTGAATTCAAAGAATTCGATAGAAATGATCCTCACACTGTGTTTATCTTGAGGCGCAAAGGTCTACTGAAGAATCAACTATGTAAGGTTTGAGTGCTTCTAATGCCTCATCCCATAAAATTCTTCTTTCATACTTAGTATTTTTATCCATTAAAGCAATCGTTAGAGAGAACCTGCCATCCTTTGTTGGATTGTGTGAACTATGCAGATGTCCAACATTGACTAAACTACAAGTTCCAACTTCCACTTCGTGCTTTAGTTCTGCAAATTCTTCTCTTGTCACAAGAACTTGACCATGATAGTGGTCGTTAGTTCTGTCACCGACTTTGTATTCACTTCTCTCGGGTATATCTGTACTGACTTCTTCAGCACTGGTACTCATTCTCAAAACAGTGTCGGATTCCCAAAATCTCATGGTGCTTCCTTTGGCACCAAATTGAAAAATTAATTTTGCCCAATCAGCATACCATACATTATCAGAATGTATTACGCCATCTTCCCCTGGAGGAGTGTAGAAAAATTCTATCCATGTAGAAGTAAACCCCATACTATTCAACCAGGGTTCAATCTTATCGTTGCCTAATTCATTCAAATCGAATGTCTTGTGGAATTCTGGCCAATGAACTCCTCTAACATTGTACTTTGATACATCGATATTAGGAACATAGTCCCTAATATCTAAAAATCTATGATATGGATTCATAATCAAACAATTTCAGGTGCTTCTGTACTGCCTCCATCTTTTGCACCATCAAGATTTGGTTCTTGAATTGGTGCTCCCAAATCGTCCCCACCAGCAGGTAGTGGTTCTCCAGTTGCAGGATCAATTGGTGCGTTTGGATCTGGAATAATTCCTGCTGCGATTTCTTTCTTAATTAATTTATCCTGTTCAATAATCTCCTCGTCAGTCTGGCGGAGAATCTTACGACGGACATAATCTTGAGAATAATACTTACCAATATAAGGTTCTGCAGTAGCGGCAATGTTAAGTCTTTCGGTCATCAACTCTGCATCCTTGAGTTCAGAGAAGTGATTGTCGTAGAGGAAGTCGTACTGAATATGTTCGGATAAAATTTCCCAGTCTTCAACACTAACAATATTTTTGAGTAGAAGTTGTGTTCTTAAAAGATCATTGAACATATTTGAGAATCTCTTTCTCAAACGACCAACAAACTTTGTAAACTTAAGTTCATCTCTAAGAATTTCAGAAGAACGACCAAGGTTAAAACCTTCTTGTCCACCGATTCTGGAAGATGGTACGTTCAGAGAACGGAACAGTTTTTCTTGGAAATATTTAATGTCTGATAGTTCTCCAAGGTTTTGACCACCAGGAAGCGTAGAGATTTCTGTACCACGACCACCTTCACGACGTGGTAACCAGAAGTCTTCTAGCATACTCATATATTTTTTATCATCACGGATTTCTCCAGTGTTAGCATCATATACAAGTTTGTTACGATAGCGCATCATAACATCACGTAGATATTGCTCCGCCTTCATTTTAGGAAGATTACCAACATCAATATAAAAAATACGACGTTCTGGTGCTCTTGACAGTCTGTAAATCACAAGACTATCCTCAATCATTCTTAGTTGATTGAGAGACTTGATTGCCTTATGAAGATATGATAGTGTAAGATTTTTATTACGATCTACTAGTCCAGAGGTACAATATGCAATAGAATCTTTTGAGAATTTGACGCCTTCGGTTGCAGAGTTACCACCACCCCTGGCAGCAAGATTTCCTACTTGTGCAGATTTTGGATTATAAACAAAATACTCTTGAATTTCTGGGAATCCAGTATCTTTGGGATCCTTCTCTCCATTCGGATTATATCTTACCTGATTTCTATCGTTATTCTTCTTGCCCGCTTGACGGACAAACTTCATTTTTAATGCATCAATATAACGTAATTCTTGAATGCCATCCTGAGGATTCTTGAGATCAATTACTTTGTGATAATAGAGTCTACCATCTACATACCAATTCCTGTAGATCTCATGACACTTCTTATCAAAATCAAGTAACTCAAGGATGTGCTTGAATTCTTCTCTGATTTTTTTCTTTAGACCATCAGAAGCTTTAACATTTGACAGTTCAATTTCAACAGGACTGTCGTTCGTATCACTAACGATTGCTTCATTAACAATATCTTCAATGGCACCGTCCACTTCAGGATGCAGTGCCATTTCTCTATATCTTCTAATCAGATCATATTCTGATCTATATACGCCTTCAATGTCAACATAGGAACCAAAAAATCCGCTGGTTAAATAGTGATCAACCCCGTCCTCATTATTTTGAGGAACGGGGGAAACCACACCTTTAGATTTTTTATTATCCTCGCCACTATCCTCTATTGAGAATCCAAATAACTTGGCCATTATAATTTAGGACGACTAACTGTGTACTATTTATTAGTTTACAGCAGTGCCCGTTTGATCTGTTCCGTCTGCTGCCCAGTATTGAACTTGGAAGTCTACGGTAAACTCTTCAATCTGATCAGATGTATCGTAAGAAAGATCAATCTGAGAGATATTTGTTGGGAAGATATCGTAGAATCTGTAAGTTCTCAGTGGGATTTGAGTGTCTGCTGTAGTATTCTCTCTAGAGAATCTTTGCTCACCTCTACCAAGTTGATGAACATATGCATCAACCATGTATGAACCAGGACTGGTTGCGCCAGTAGCGTTATCCAGTTTGCTAATGTGATTCATCCACTGCTCAAAAGAAGTTCTCAGTTTGAAGTCCTCATCATTGATGACGGTTACAGTCCAAACATCAAAGGTTCTGTCTCCAGCAACCTTAAGAATACGACCTCTAAAAGGAACATCCACTTGAGGGATGTTAGATGCAGGCAATGCTGCAGACTTGCACAAGAAGTTAAATGTGTCATCATCCCATCCCTGCACGAAGGCAGGGAATGTTGGGATACTTACCTCAAATAAATTAGCTCTTGCTGCTCCGCCTTGTAATTTAGCTTTGAAGTCGGAGATAGTTTTGATCGTGCGTGCCATTGGTTAATTTCCTCCGTGTTTATTTAATCATCTAGTAGATCAAACTCTACCAGCGACTTCTTCAAACGAGACGCCAGTTCTCGTTGCAACGAATGTCAGTGTCACATAGTTGATGGACTTAGCAGGCTTCAGGAAGATGTCTGCTCTGAATTCGTTGTTGTCAATTACGTCGGGAGTGTTGTTTGTCTCGTCGCAAATAACGAGATAGTCATAGACTCCACGCTTTGCCTGAATATCGCGGAGATATGGTTCAACAATGTTCACAAAGTTAGTTCTTGTGATTTGATCGTTGAACTCGAACAGTTGAGCTTCTGCTGCTCTCTGTAATGCTTGCTCTACTGTGAGGAACAAGCGGCGAACATTGATTCTGTCAAATGCGGAAGCATATGCCAGAGCAGTCTTGTCACCGAACAGAAGTACACCTGCTCCACTCTGATTAACTACAGAGTTGATTCTTGCAGAATACAGAGAATCTCTTTGTGTCTTATTTGGATTGTATGCAAGTTTAATTGCATTCTTAAGGACACCTCTTTGCTGACCAGCAGGTGAGAACCATGGATAAGCAACGAGATTAGTACGACACATCAGACCAGCAATGTCTGCGTTACAAGGAATGTAACGGAATTGATTGTTGAATCTATCGTATGTGTACTTGTAACCGCTATCAAAGATTGCGTAAGAGGAAGATGATAATGGTCCAAAATACTCAAGAAGATTTTGAGTTTGAGTAACTGGATTTGTAATATCTACAATTCCAAATCTATGAGGACCAATCAGAGCAACACAATCCTTTCTACCATCAGCAATAGAAATCAGTTTATTTGCCTTTGCTTGGGAGTCATTAATGGTAGAAAGACCAGGACCCATAATCAAGTAGTCAATTGCAACGTCTTCTTTATTATTGAAGAGTTCATAACCAGCAATGATATCACCAAGTTTGGTTGACATCGAAGATTCGACCAAGGTTCCGCCATAATCTTGACCACCCTCTAAAGAGTAAGTAAGTTGACCAACGGCACTGAAGTTATTTCCTGCAGCAGTTCTTCCCCATTGTTGGTTATTGATTGGATCAGCAACAGCAAATGAAGTTTCAGTATCTCCACCTTGACTGGACCATTTTTGATCTGCTTTTGGTTGGTGCAGAATAGATACTGGAGTGCTTCTATGGAACGTATCACTAGCGACACTTTGGTTTGTGCCCGCATAAATGTACTTGGAGAAGTTTGCAAGATACTGTTTAAAGTATGTCTTCTGTGGAGAATTGACAGCAGACACCGCGTCAGTAGCTTTAGACATGAATAAGTGCTTCTCAAGCACATTACCCCTTACACCAGTAATACTTCCATTGTCATCAACAACGACAACGTGCATCTCATCATTAAATCCATTTCTCTCTGCAGCATATGCAGAAGTTCCTGGTTTAGGTGCAATAGTTCTCCAATAAATTACTGAGTTATCAAGACCCAATGTACGGGAGTTGTACCAGTCATCAACGCCAGTAACTTCAACTCTAGAATTAGCTTCTGTAACAGTTAAAATAACCTTATCATCCAGCAGATCTTGTACTGCAAGTTGAGCATCATCTGTAGGAGTTGCTCCACCGAGCAGATTGCCTGGAAGTGTGATAACTGTTCCAGGAGCATAACCAAGACCACTGTTGATCATGGTTACAGTTCCAATACCACCCGTTCCATCTCTGTAAACGTTGAAGGTTGCGCCAGTACCAACAGTACTTACACCAGCAACATTAAGATAGATTCCGTTGGATGCTGCAGGAATAGTGGTTGATGTTGAGAGTCCAGTATTATTTTTGATCGAACCTTGAGCAAGATCAAAACCACCAACAAAAGAACCACCAATAGATACAGTTTCACCAACAGTGTATCCTAATCCAGCATTAACAATAACTGCAGAAGCAACGTTTCCATCTGTACTATTTCTAGTGATAGTAAATGTTGCACCACCACCATTTGCTGAAGAAGTACCAGCAACACCAGTGTAAACTTGATCTTGTTGACCGTTAATTGCTGTAGATGTTGTTATCCCTACTGCAGCAATAGAGTCTTTAGGGGAGGTTACCAGAGAGTTTGTATCTTGGAATGTCAATCTTTGACCTTTCAAGAATGATGCATAATTGCTATTCTCAGCATATTCAACCTTTGTCTCTCTGCCAGGTTGAGTTCCTCCAGAAGAAACTCTAGATTCTATCTTAACAATGACACCACTATTATTAGTGTCTCCACCATCAATAACATCTGTAATAATTCCTTTGAGAAATCCTTCAAATGGTTCAGTTCTTCCAATTCCAGGAATAATAGTGCCTGTAATATCAACAGTTACTGCAAAACCTACTTGAGCACCTAAGTTTGTAGCAGAAGTTGTACCAATACCGAGAACTTGATCACCAAAGTTGTCAATATAACATACTTTTAATTTATTGCCCCATTCTCCAGGATTCTTTGCAGCATAGTACCATCCAGCACCCTCTCCACTGTGGTTTGCTTGATAGTCATCGTAGTTTTTAATCTTGATATCTCTGTTACCAAGAAATTGACCTACGTTTGAATTGGCAAGTGCTTCGCCGTCAACGCGAACAACCTTCATTACACCACCATAAGATAAGAAGGATGATGCACTCATCCAATACTCATAGTGTTGATCCGAAGATCTTGGTTGTCCAAAAACGTTAATCAGTTCTTGCTCTGTGGATACCGTTGTTGGTTCGTTGACAGGACCCAATTCAAAAGGACCCGCAATTGCTCCAATATTATCAAGAACGTTTTCAGCTCTTCCTACGGTTAAGTCAACCTCTCTAGTTAATACACCAGGAGATAATTGAGGAGTCGCCATGGATTCTGTCTCCTTGTAAGTCTCAGTTTATCTGAAAATATTTAGGAAAAGGGGCATTTACGCGGGGAATTTCAGCGTGAACTACCAATCTGGATACTCCCAAGCATTTGAAGACTTCTTGACTCTCTTTTTTGTACACTCTTTACATTCATATGAGAATGATGATGGGATCGCTCCTCGATCCTTCCTGGTTCTGTAAAATCCCTCTATAAGATTTTTTCTTTCACCACAAGTTCTACACTTCCTGTCATGAAGAAGTAGATGACCAAATTTTACCTGATCATCTAAGTTCATTATCCTCCACTCCAATCCCAATTCCAAGGTAACATTGCCATGCCAAAATATGGCATAAGAATATAGTGATCCATTAGAATCAACACAGGTATACCAACACCTAATTCAATAGCAATCTTTTTTCTTGGAGGTAATGTTTCTAACCATCTTTTATATGGATTATCAGCAAGTCTGTCTAATTTTAATTTATAGAATATTTTTTCTGCCCACCATTGTGGATCAGTTACATCCTTAAACCAAATCAAAGGTGTCAATAACCATCTGACTTGCTTTCTATACCTTATTACTAATGCTATTAATAAGGTTGGTATTAAAAATAATAAAATAAGATCAATCATTACATAAAAAGCGTTTGGTTTATTCTGTCGTATTCTACAAACATTCCAAGATCTACATTTTGTCCATGTAAGATGTCTGCTTCATATAGAATACATCTGTTATATATCATTTCAAATTCATGCTCAACCTTCCAAGGATATTTTTTTAGACCACTATTGATGTCATCAAAGGACTTTCCACACTGCTGTTCTATATCACTACCATAAGGCAATGTCGTTCTTCCATCAAAACTATAGATATTAGTTCCTCCAGTACATTCTTCGGGTGTATTCAAATATATTACGGACCCAAATTGTGTGTCTAAAGCAATATGCTCTCCTGGATAAGAATCTTGATGTGGAGTAATACCGCTGGGATTATTTAACAGTGTTGAATCATTAATAACATTACACATAAAACCCATTCCATCCCACTTGGAATTAAATGCTGTAACATTAAAGGGTCTCTGCCATAGATAAAAATCTGAACAGATCATAAGAAATAAATTTTTTAAGTTTTTGGAAACCTCTTCAGTTTCAATAAAAACCCTATTTCCAGGAAGATTGCCAATTAATCCAGGATTATCTTCTGAAGTAATTTGTTTAGATTGTAGACAAAGATTTCTAACTTCATCTGGATTTGCATAGAAGTTATCTATAACTACTGCATTCTTTTTGTTTGGTCCGATATCGGATGCAACTTTTATATCAAGTTCTTTACTGAGTTCAAACATTATCTATAGTCCCACATGTAAGACATATCACCATACTCATCAGTATGCCAACGATCACCATCTGCATCTACAAATGAAGTTGAATCTAAACCATCTTCAATAAAACC